CGACCGTAAGTTAGAAGACTTAAAAAAAACTATAACGCGTTTACATAAGCAATTAGATAAAGAACGTGACAAAACAGTCATACTACAAGAGACAGTAACAAGTGCAGTCAAAGACAGTATTGCTGATATAGATATACCAAAAGTTAAAGCGCCTAAGAAAGATACTAGAAAAAAAGGCGAAGAGGTAGCTGTAGCTGTATTAAGTGACTGGCAGCTAGGTAAAATAACAAAGACCTACAACTCTGAAATTGCTGCTGAACGAGTTAAAGTATATGCAGAAAAAGTTGTTGAGCTAACAAACATACAACGTGCTAGTCATCCAGTAAAAAAAGTTCACGTATGGGCTTTAGGAGATTTAATAGAAGGTACTGATATATTTGCTGGTCAGCAATGGTTAGTAGATTCGGGATTGTATAGACAAATATTTAAGAACGGAGCAACAATGCTTGCAGAGTTTTTAAGACACATGTTAGCAAACTTTGACGAAGTACACTTTGCTGGTGTTATTGGTAATCACGGTAGACTTGGTAGATTTGGGCAACATCATTACGAAGATAACGGAGATAGATTTCTTTATGAAACTGTACGCCTAATCCTTGCTGATGAAAAAAGAATTACTTGGGATATACCCGAAGGTTCTGATGGAGATAGAGCATGGTACACTATTGACCGAATAGGTAATTACAGCTGCATGCTTATACATGGAGACCAAATTAGAGGGTCACTTGGTATACCGTTCTATGGAGTTCGCAAAAAGGTATTAGGATGGAAAGCAGCGGCAATGGACGGGCAGATGCCCGACTTCAAAGACTTAGCCTTTGGACATTGGCATCAGCTTTACCAACAAGAGTTTAACGGTATAACAGTTAGGTGTTCGGGTTCAACTGAATCATCTAATCATTATGCGTTAGAAGCACTAGCGGCACAAGGTAGACCAACACAAAGATTAATGTTTGTCCACCCCGAAAAAGGATGTACTACGGTAGAATATCCAGCGGTCAGATTAGACGATAACGAAAAGGAGTAATTATGACAGCATCAATTTATTGGAAGAATGCCTTAATTAGAGCTGCGAGAACTTTTATACAAGGTTTTCTCGGTGGATTATCAGCAAACTTGTTAATAGGTAATGAAGCAGAAATGCTATACGCAGCCTTTATGGGTGGCGCAGCTTCTGCTATTTCTCTATTGCAAAACGCTATAGAAGATAGTCCAAACAAATGGGGTAACACTATACCAAAAGGATAGTGCATGTCTTTATACGCAAGAAAGAAAGGCATAAAAGGTCGTAAGCCTAAAAAGAATTACGATGAACGTATATGTCAAAAAGAAACTTGCGATATAAAGTTATCAATATACAATAAAAAGAAATTTTGTTATACTCATACTAAGCCAGTAAAGCGCTGGTCTAAATAATAAAAGAAAGTAAAACTTTCTATCTTTATTTTGGTACTTAACAAGTGTTATGAAAGTAATGGATTGTGAAGGACATGCGTACGTAAATCGTATAGTAGGGGTACTATACAAAACAAAAACCACCTTTGCAGGTGGTTTTTTGTTTATCGGTTGCCCGATGTTTAAGCAAAGGATGGTTTAGGTTCTTTACTCAAAATATTAAAATACACCATAGTATTTTATTTTAATTTAGTATATCAGCTTTACGTTTTAATGTATCAGTAAGTTCTGCTACGTCAGCTTCGCCTAGTTTATATAAATGGTCTTTAGCTTCATCTAATGTTTTGACTAATACTAATTCACATTCTTCTAGTGAAGTGTTAAGTAGTTGTAGTAAGTCTTTACCCTTTACAGTCTGTTGTATTGTCTGTAATGCAGCAACTGCATCATTGGTACGTTCTGTTACAACATGGGCATGAGATTTTTGAACGTCAGCTTTTGCAACAGACTGTTTAGGTTTCGAAGTAGCGTTGGGAACTACGCTAATTACATCTTCCATTTCTTCGCTAGTAACACCAGCACTAAGTAAAACGCGTAAGCAACGACCACGTGCTACAGTCTCTGCTTTTTCTAGTTTTTTATCTTTTGTTATTTTTTCTGCACCATGACCAGTACATATAGCACTAGAATCTCCATCGTAAAAAGTTGCTTTAAATATAATTGTGCCATCTACTATATCAACAATTTCTGTAAGAAGTTTACCGTTAGGATATTCTTTATTCATTTGTTCAATGAGTTCGTCTACATTTACGTAATCATCGTAGTAACTTGGTTTATTATATTTTAAGTTTGTTCCTTGCGTCATCCGTTCCATCCTTTTCATTTTGTAGTAACTTAATAATAACAACTAATGATTGCGCCATTGAGAGCAACATTATTGAGTTAGTATCGACATTACCAGCTTGTGTTAGCGAGCCAGCTACAGCTGCTAAGTTATCTTCTATTTCTTTTATATTCATATTAATAAATATTGTAGTACATGTAGCATTATATGCAACAACTGCTACTATAAATTTTACGAAAGGAGCGGAAATGGATAATTACTTAACATGTCAAGACATTGCAAAAATGTTTAATGTTAAATTAAGAACAGTTTACGTATGGATTCAAAGGTCAAAGAATGGTAATCACTTTTTGCCCGAACCCGATATGCGTATAGATAATAAACCGTTATGGAAAACAAGTACCATAGCAGCAGTAAAAGAAAGAGTATAGATAAAGGATGGTAAATGGAATTATTACGAGGACAAATAGTACCTACTAGCACAGCATATAAAAAAGTTAGTCAAAAAGATAAGGTCGAGTGGGCTTTAAAAACTTTTAAAGAAGTTACAGGCGATGAGTTTACTTATGACTTGAGAATCAAAAGATACGGCGCTATCATTTATGACCTAAGAGATGACGGTTGGGATATTAAAACACTCGAACCTAAGAATCAGAAAGATAAGAAGTGGGCATTTAAACTTATAAGTGAACCTTCTAATAAAGAGGATGGTCAAAGAATGTTAGCATTATGAAAGAGCGTATAAGTGCTTCCGAGTACTTCGCAATATTACCCGAATCAGTATTGTTTGCAGCAATAAGCAGTAACGCTGTAAGACTTTATTGTATCTTAAGAAGACGAGCAGACGAGAAATCTAACGCTTGTTACCCTTCGCAAAAGTATTTAGCAGACTCAATGTATTGCAGCACAAGAACAGTACAAAGAGCATTAGAAGAGTTAATAAAGATAGGAGCAGTAACAGTAGAACATAGAATGATTGAAGGCACAGATGCCTATACGTCAAACATGTACTACCTACATGCCACTATTGCGCAAGGTAGCGCACCCGTGCGTAAGGGTCGCGCATCTAAGTCGCAAGGGTCACGCGCAGGTGGCGTACAAAACATAGCCACTAAACAAAGCCAACAAACAGATAGTAAAAAGAGAACTAGAAAAAGAGATTTACTTTTTGAAGAAATGTGCGCAGGGTTAGGTATCGACTGGAAGAACGCACCAGCTGGCGAATTAGGTAGAGTAAATATAGCATGTAAAGAGCTGCGTGATATTAAAGCCAAACCCGAAGAAGTTGCAGCTGCTATAAAGCACTATAAAAAAAACTGGGCAGACATGACACTATCTGCACAAGCAATAACAAATAACTGGACAACATTAAAGAATGAGATGACAACGTCTACACCTAAAAAAAGAGATTGTGCAAAACTCGGATGTGTGAATGTAGACCTAGATGTTATTTTACAATGCAGATTCTGCAAGAAGGAGACAATAAAATGAAGAAATTTGACGTATATTTAACTGGTAGAATTGGTGTACAAGCACCTAATCAAGAAGATGCTGAAGCAATGGTAAAGCAAAAACTAAATGTTATACATCCAATGTTTAACATACAAATCATGATTACTAAAGAAGACTACTTAGATGGTGGAGAGGAATACAAACCCGAAGGTACAGAATGAACGAGACAACATATCCTTATGGTGGCATACCGCCGAAGGATAGAGCGACTAGACGTAAGTTATTAAGAGAAGCTGTCGTGTTAGAATCTAAAGGCGTTTGTGAGTGGGCAGAGTGCAGCAGCAGAGGTACTGACATGGCACACATTAAAGCTGCGGGGATGGGTGGCGCTATCTCTAATGACACCTTAGATAACGTTGCATTCTTATGTCACTTTCATCACGATGTACTTGATTTTCGTATGTCTATGAAACAAAGAAGTTTTGCACTACAACAATTAGTAAGAAGTTATGTTTTAGGTAATAGAAAAAAAATCTAAAAACTTTACACATTGTATTACAAAGTGCTACAATAATATTGTATGAATAAAGAAAAATCAGCTTTCAGAAAACATGAAGTTTTAGAAAACTACGAGCTTACAAAGTTTGAGTACAACGAGTTAATGACACATAAGCACATGTTTGACACAGAGTATCAAGGTACTAACTGTTTTTTCTGCGGTAGTTTTGTTATGTACCCAGTAGTTTTTAACTACCCAAATGCAAAGCGTAAATTTAACGCAGGTACAGATTGTGCAGAAATGGTACATCAAGGTTCTAACTACGAAGCACTAAGATTACAAGCTGCTAAAGCAAGAGAACGTGCAAGAATACAACAGCAATATTTAGATACTTCTGCTAAGTTTGTTAAAAGTAATCCACAATTGGCACAAGCTGCTAATTACTTCCAAGATGTAAACCCGTTGATTGCAGATATATTTGATAAAACTAAATTTGGTCTTACAGAAAAACAAATAGCATTCTTAGAAAAATTATGTTTAGAACAATGGCAAAAAGAAGTTGACGCGTTTGCAAAACTTATTAACAAAGCAAATGTACCAGCTTTAACAATTGGCGAGATAACAACAGAAGTTACAATAAGCAAATACTATTACAAAGAGCAAGCATTTTACGGTCAAGAAAAAGCAATTATAGAAACTAATGAAGGTCAGACATTGTTTACTGGTAAGACCAAAGCGTTAGTTCAATGGTTAAACACTGACGAGTACACAGAAGATGTTGCAGAGTTTTGGAAACAAGATAAAAAAGAACGCAAGGGTGTTCTTACTTGGAACAAAGAATACTACAAAGAAAATACAAAAGGTATTGCAACACTAGAAGTTACTTTTGTTGTTGAAGAAGATAATACAAAAGGTACTGCAAAAATCAAAAACTTTTACCCTATAGGTAGAGTATGAGATACGATTTACAAGGTATATACGCAGAAGACCTAGACGGTCATCCGCTAGAACTTAACACTGACATGTATTTATCAAAAGAATGTAAGCACATGGGTTTAGCTGCATTAGCAGAAGCAAGACATGATTTATTAAACTTAGGTATTGGTTCAGAACCTACAGAAGGTTTACATGTATTTGACCTTGAAGCCTACGAAGAAGAACTCAAAAAAGACGCAATAGCTAGTTTTGCATTAGCAGGAGTATACAAAATAGAAGCTACACATCAATACAAAGATAACTGCGAATGTAGAGACTGCGTCACTGATAGACTTATAGATTATGGTTTACCAGTTGGAGAAGCTTTTCAACTTAGTTATTTACAAGAAACTTATAATAAAAAGGCTGCCTAATCATATATTGTGATACAATATTAGTATTATGAACGCACCAATAGTGTATGTTGTAAGAGCAGTTGCTTTAACTGGTCGTGTATGGTTTCATGAATTTGATTCTAAATCCGATGCGTTAAACAAGGTTCGTGAATACAAAGATACTGGTGGCTACATAGTCACACAAAGCTTTTACAGCAAATCTCTTATCAATCAATAAATCTTTAAATCGTGTTGCATAACGTGATACAGTTACTATAATCTATTATGTAAGTTAAAAAAGGATGGTTAAAAATGGCGTTTCAAGAATGGTTAAAAACCTTTGTTGATGAAACAGACAAAATTGACGAAGAATATAAATTCTATGTTAATTACAAAGCCAAAGGCGAAATTGGACAGATGACAATCAAAATGAAAGAAGTCATATTGTTCTTAAATAATGCTGATGAGATAATACAAGAAAAAGTTAAAAACGATGTTGTATTTATGGATTTAACAAACAAAAACAGCGATTTCTTTAAAATGTATTTTACTCAAGTTGCAACAGGCATGGCAAATGTCTACACGAAAGATTACGAAAAATGTTAGATGGCATTAATCTTAATAAATTAAAGTGGATATGCCCCGATTGTAACAAACAATTAATTACAAACGCATGGATGCCCAATTGGAAAATCTGCGAAACAGTATATTGTAATTACACTATTGATTTATTAAAAGTAGATATTATACAAAAAGAAGGGAAGTAATAATGGCTAAAACCACAAGAACGGAATGGTTAACTGACGATGAATGTAAAGATATATTAATAGAGGCAATGGAATGGTCAAAAAATACTAGCGTTACAGTATTTAATGATTTTGTAAACATTGCACATAATTCTTTTAGTGAAGATATAAACTACAGCAAAGTTGATTTTTTTAAGTATGGATATAAAGAGCTTGTTATGTTTGGAGAATGTTTAAGTTTATTTAACGATAGAGGATATGACCAAGTAACAAAGTTAATAGATTATGTCTTAGATTATGTTGAATAAATATCACAACGTGATACAATAGATTGTGAAAGAAAGGATGGAAAAAATGGTTGAGATAATTAATCATGCTGCCCAGCAGAAATTGTTAAAAGCTACTGGTCTTAAGAAATTTACTAAGTTTCTAAAGACTGTTGGCTATACATACAAATTTGTTGGCAGTCTCCAGCCCGTAGAAGACAAAGAAAGAAGTTCGGGAGAAGGTGGCTTGCTGCCTAGAACATTGCCGTTTACAATGTACCCAGCAGATTTCGAAGTCTTTAACGCAGAAGGTAAGCCAGTTGCTTACGTTAAAGCTGCGTTCAGAGCTGGTTATGACTACAAAAAAGGTAAAGACGAAGGAACACTTGCGTATTACCAATTTACTGAATTGCAACAAGCTGCAAAGCTTAGTGCGGAAAGCATAAACAATACCAAACTAGAACTAGAGTTTGTCTATTTCTATGATGGTAGTTACGGAGAGAGCATAGAAGAGATTGATTACGTAACAGAGCAATACGGTTATTACAAGTATGCAAGAGGTAAAACTAAAATACTAGCGCCAAGAGGTTATGAACTAACGTTTGCAGGAGCGCAAACAAAAATAGTTAATGACCCAACAAGAGTGTTTGTGTAATGATGGTATTCATAGAACTGTTTATTAATCAATGGCAAGGTCAGTCGTGGGATTGGAAAGTGTTTTACGGATTAGCATTATTCTTTTTTGTTAACTTGTTTTACATGATTAGCAAACTTATGTTTGTTTCATTAAGACTTTACATAGCAGAAAAAAATGCGCCTAAGTCTACGCCTAAGTCAGACTTTATACAAAGAATGATTGATGGAGAAGAATTAGACGCAAAGAATATGTTTTAAAGCTAGCAGCGCTACGACCGAAGCATTATACAAATAACACTTGAGCGGCACAGTCATAGCGCTTATCTAATGTTAGCCATGCTTTTGAAAACCTACGCTATAATGTACGAATGGAAACAAAAGTAACTTATGACCGATTACACCTCTTTACATTCGAGGAACAAAATCCTAAAGACCACAATTTAGGAGAAATAGAATTATCAATTAAGCGATTTGGCTTTATAGAATTGCCCGTAGTTAATGACACTACGGGTATTTTAGTTGCAGGACACGGAAGAATATCTGCGCTGCAAGGTATGTATCAAAGACAAGAAGACTTACCAAGATATATAGACTTAGAAAAAGAAACTAATGAATGGCTAGTGCCAACGTTACATGTAGAGTTTGAAACAGATGCTGAAGCAAAAGCATATCTTATTGCATCTAACACATTAACAATGGACGGCGGCTGGAATGAAGCAATGTTAATGGAAATGTTATCTGAAATAGATGCGTCTACAGGTTCACTACTAGGTACAGGTTTTGACCAACAAGCAGTCATGGACATGCTGCATGCAAATGATAAACCAATGTTCGAAGAAGACTTTGGTCAACAAACACATAAAGTAGTTGTACCAGCTGCGGATATAGCACAAGCAGAAGAAATAAAATATGCTTTAGAAGAATTAGGGTACGAATGTCAAGTGAAGACGACCACGAAATAGAAATACCACCACCGCTTAAAGAAGCGATGCAAACATATATATCTTTTTTAACTGCAAATTTTGCATACGATGAACTTGAAGAAATAGAATTTAGAACTTTAAGGGAGTCAATATTAGATGGATTCTTTATAACAGGAGATGAACCAGTTATGGCAAGAAACAATATACCTATAACAGGCAACGATTTATTTAATGCAGCGTGCATACTCATGACAGATTTGCTATATAATGCAACAAGCGGTAATAATAAAGATGTGCAGGAAGTTCTGCGCACAGTAGGACTAGCGGTAGTTAACAGCTAAAACTAAACAGGCTTTAGTTTGTTGACCTAACAGGATTAGGTAACAATGGCAGGAAGACCAACGAAACTTACAATTGAATTAATGAATGAGATAGCACAATATCTTCGTGCTGGAAATTACATAGAAACAACAGCTGCCCTAGTAGGCATTAATCGAGATAGTATTTATGAATGGATTAAGCGCGGTAACAAAGAACAAGAGCGTTTAAGTAAGAACCCAAGAGCTAAAATCCGTAAAAAAGAAGCTATTTTTGTCGAATTTACCGACACAGTAAAAAAGAGTCAAGCACAGTCAGAAGCTATGTTAGTTGGATTAATAGGACAGGCTGCACAAAAGAATTGGACAGCAGCTGCATGGAGATTAGAACGCAAATTCCCCGATAAGTGGGGTAGAACAGAACGTAATGTTGCAACAGCACAAGATGACCCAGTCAAAGAATTAGCTAAACAAATAGAGGACTTACGCAATGATAAATCTACAGAAGGGTAAGCAACTCGATTCTATATTAGATTCAACAGCACGTATTAATATATGGCAAGGTTCTGTATCTAGTGGCAAGACAATATCATCATTAATAAGATGGATAGAATTTTGTCAGACTGGGGCAAAAGGTAACTTACTGATGGTAGGTAAGACCGAAAGAACACTTAAAAGAAACGTTATTGACGTTTTAGGCGAGTTAATGGACGGTTCGGGCAGTTTAATTACACGAACTGGTAGTGGAGAGATACAAATAGGCAACAGAACTATCTATATAGTAGGTGCTAATGATGAGAGAGCTGAAGCAAAGATACGAGGGCTTACACTTGCTGGAGCTTATGGAGACGAAGTAACGCTATGGGCTGAATCATTTTTTAATATGCTTTTATCTCGATTACGTGTACAGAACGCACAGATGTTCTTAACAACTAACCCCGATAGTCCAAACCACTGGTTAAAGAAGAAGTTTTTAGATAGAGAAGATGAACTTGACATAAAGAACTTTGCTTTTGAATTAGACGATAATCATACACTTGACCCTAAGTATGTAACGTCACTTAAGGCAGAGTACAGTCCAGCATCTAGTTTATGGTATAGAAGATTTATTAATGGCGAATGGGTAATGGCAGAAGGTGCTGTTTATGATTGTTTTGATAGATTACATAATGTTGTTAATGAGCTGCCAAAGATGAGAGAGTACTGGGTAGGCATTGACTATGGCACAACTAATCCGTTTACCGCTATTCTTATAGGCGAAGGGGAAGACGATAAGTTATATGCAGTCAAAGAATATTATTATGATTCTAAAAAAGGTCAAAGACAACTATCAGATGCAGAATACTCAAGAGAACTTACTAAGTTTTTAGATGGTTATGACGTAAGACGTATTTTTGTTGACCCTTCTGCTGCTAGTTTTATTACGCAGCTATGGAGAGATAATCATTTAGGTGTATCAAAAGCGAACAACAATGTACAAGATGGTATTAGAATAGTATACAACTTATTAGGAAGTCGTAAGCTGCAAGTTCATAACAGCTGTACTAACTTAATCGAAGAGATTGAGTCGTATGTTTGGGATGTCAAGCAACAGGAAAAAGGCGAAGATAAACCTTTAAAACGTAATGACCATGCAGTAGATGCGCTAAGATATGCAATGATAAGTTTAGGCGCTATATGGCGACATTGGATTACAAGGAGTGAGTGAACAGATGCCAAAGAAAAAAGGTTATCCTAAAGCACAGAAGGCAAAGAAAAAAGGAATGCCTAAAAAAAAGAAAAAATATTAAATGTTAAATCTACCCGCTAACGGGTCGGCTTATCCGCCCGAAAACCACAAACAAATATTTAGGGTTTATCAAGAACATTCTGCATGGCATGCGGGAGACCCAGCAATACTTAGAAAGACGTATGCTGACGTGCCACAAGATTATAGACCAAGACGTTATATGTTTTGGACACGCAAAGGCGCAACAGAGCTACAAACAGACAGACATCAGATACACGTTCCTTTAGCTGGAGACATAGCACAAACAAGTGCTGACTTATTATTTTCTGAACCACCTAACTTTGTTATACAAGATGAAGAAGCATCAGACCAAGACACAATAAACACACAAGATGCACTAAACGATTTAATAGATTACTGCGGGCTTAAAAATAAACTACTAGAAGCTGGCGAGACATCATCAGCAATGGGTGGTGTATTTTTAAGATTAGTTTGGGATAGTAGATTTATGGATTCTCCAAAGATACAAGTAGTTAACCCCGACAGGGCAATTGCAACGTTTATGTATGGAGAGTTAGTAGCCGTTGGTTACGTCAGTGAGTATGAACCAGTTGATGGACAAGGTGTATATCGTCATATAGAACATCACGAAGACGGATTAATACATCATGCACTTTATCATGGCACTAAGACAAATATCGGTACAAGAGTTGAACTTAGTAAATTAGCAGAGACTTCTGA